ACGACCAACAGAGCGGCGCTTTATAGGTATTTATCGCGTTCTCCGCAATCTCGGCAACGGAATATAACTTGCCGCCGTGCGTCACCGGGTAGATAGGCATTCCGCAGTCCTTGCAAGTATTTTTCTTGACCTCTCGCTTGTACTGCGCGTTAAATGCGGCCATCTCTTCCTTGGTCGGTTTCTTATCCTGCTTGGGCGCGTTTTCTGCTTTCACATCGTTTTGGGTTCTGGTGTCATCAACTGGGTCGCGGAATGTATCGCTTTCTGCTTCGCTATAAATGCCGGAATACGCCAGCTTTGAGAGTTTCAAAACAACGCGGTCAAACATTCGCTTAAATGCCATCGCATAAGGGTAATCGTTCTTGCAGTTTTTCTGCATGACTTCGCCCACCTCATATAACCCCTGATCTTTATCGCAATAAGTAAACACCAGCGCGCCGCCGTATCCGCATTTGTCCTCGGTAACAGCCATCGGGTTAAACGGTTTTTCCAACTTATCGTTGATTTTCAAGCAGCCGTTGTGAGAGATAATCAGACCCGTGTACCCCATCTTGCCGCTTTTCGTCTCGTTCATAAGTATCCAGAAGTCTGCGGGGGATAGTCCATACTTCCCACTTTCGATGATCTCGCAAGCCTTTTTCTTGCTCTCTTTGTACTTATCGGATTGCCAAACTGGGATTTTCTTCCCTTGCTTTTGGCTGTATTCCTCTACGTTCTCGCCAAAGTTGTACTCCATCACTTCACCCCCATGCTCATGCCCTGTACAAGCGTCGCCCCGTCGATTTCGGCGCCGCTTTTCAGCAACGGGGCAAGGTCAGTCTTGCTCACCGTGGGGGCGTTGTAAGTAACCTCGCCGTCGTGACCGTTGGCGAGCATCCACGCCACCACCGCGCCCATGTCGGAGACCTCCACACTGGTGGTTTTGCGATAACTGATGGAGCATCGGGGAGTGGAAAACTTCTCGCCGTTCAGCACAGAATCGAGATATTTTTTTTTGCTCTCTGCCGCGCGCTCTAAAGCCTGTCTGCGCGCCGCAAGGGTCTTCTCTTCTTCGCGGATCGCCTTTGCTTCGGCAACGTCGTTTTTAATCCAAAGCGCGATGTTCTCGATCTTCTGTTCTCTTGCCATGTTCAGCTCCAAGAGCTTTTCAACGTCAAGGATTTCGCCAGTCTCGGCATCTACACATTCCGCAAGCGCGGAATCAATCTGATAAAGATTCATCTTTTACCTCCGTAATATTGTCTGTGCCACAATAAGGGCACACGGTTTGAGTGGTAATCGTCCAGTTCTCATCGTTCAGATTTTCGCGGTATGCATAAAGAGCTGGCTCTCGGAAATCAGCACCGCACGATTCGCAGTGCATCATTCCCCCACCTCCAAATACGCCATTGCGCTCTGCACGCCGAAGATGCGCGCCGCCTGATGGTCGTTGAAAAACACGTCGATGTGGTTGCCGTTTACGCCGCCACCGCAGTCCTCCGAGATGTAGCTGTGCTGCGTGCCGTCCGGCCAGATCAGCAAGACGCGCGTTCCATAAGGGATCACCTTCGGATCGACCGCGATCGTGCGTCCCTCGGTCGCCAGCGTGCCGGTCGCGGTGTAGCCGTTTGCCCACTTGCCGCAGCAGCAGCGTCCGGGGCAATAAGCCGTGAGCGTAAACTCACCAAGAAAAACGTCATTGCACACTGCGCTTTCAGTCGCGGGAATGTCCCACGCGGGGTCATGCTCTTCAATGATTCCCGAGGATTCCCCGGGAATTGCTTCGACCGCCTGCGCGCTGGTGGCGAGGATTGAGATCGCGATCAAGAGGATCGTCGCGACCAGACACGCCGCCGCAAACAGAGCCGATCCATCGGCCTTGCGCTGCTCTCTCGTGCGCTTGTCGTGCCGTCTCATCGTGTCACCTCTTCCATCGTGATTTGTGCGGGCTTCTCAAACAGCGGGGCAAGCATTTCTTCTTGCGCTGCCTTGTAAAAATTCCTGTCGATTTCAAACCCGTAAGCGTTCCGCCCCAGTTCATACGCTGCGCGGAGGGTGGTCGCGCTTCCTGCGCATGGGTCAATCACCACGTCGCCGGGGTCGGTAAAAACTTCAATCAGCCGCTTCAACACGTTCACCGGCTTCTGCGTGGGGTGTATCTTGGGAATGTCCTTGCCGTCACGTTCCCACTTCTGCCAGTCAAAAACCATCTTTCCCGTGCCGCGAATCGGTTTCCCATCTTCGCCGATCTCGCGCCCGTTGTTAAATTTCGGCAGTTTGTCACGGTAAAGCACCACCGCGAACTCCGTCGCGCCTACCACTCGCATATTGGCTTTAAGCACCTGCGCGGAATAGTTTTTGCAGAAAAACATCGGGTAGCTATTCTTGAATCCGTATTGCTTGCCGTACTCCATAACGGTCTGCATCTGGTCGAACGCGCAGAAAACAAGCATTGCCGGAGCTTTCCCTTTCTCCTTCGGCTCTTTCTTCAGAAGCCGATTGCAGAAGTGCATATACTCGGCAATCTTGAAATAGCCATCGGAATTGAAGAAACTGCTCTTTGCCTTTTTGCTCTCGCCGTTTTTGTTATCGCCGCCGATATACCACGTCGGGTTACTCCCGTAAGCGTCAGCGCCGATATTGTAGGGAATATCTGCGATCACGAGCTGCGCCTTTGGGATCCCGTATTTCTTGAAATTCTGGAAGTTGTCATGGTACAGCTCGCATTTCACCGTCTGCACCCCCTGTCAATAAACGGCAGCAGATCATACAGCACCTTGCACACCGCGCACGCGCCGATGACGGCAAGGCTCGTCGTGAAGTCGCAGCCGTTGAGCGCGATTACCGCAGCGGCGATGCCGCCGAAAAATAGTGTGTCAATCATTTCGCGCATCCGATCAGCATGAGCTTTTCCGCGTCGGTGAATTGCAAAACTCGGTCAAGCTCCCAAATTTCCTCTAACGTCCAGCGGGAACGCCCCGCCATGCGATTGCAAATTTGTGTTTCTGACAAGCCAATTTCCTCGCCCAGCTCCTTGCCGGTGCGAATCAACGCTCGCCCCATCGCGCCGCGCACGGCTCGCTCAAGGTCGTTTCGCCGTCGCGTTAACTGTTGTGGCTTTAGCATCTTGCCTTTTCCTTTCTTCCGTGCTACAATAAGCAGGTAACTATATTTTGTGTGAGATTTGTCCCACCCGCCCCGCTCGATGCTGCAACATTGGGCGGGGCATTTTTATGCTTTGCGTTGCGAATCAGTACCATGCCATAGCGTAGCGTCGAAACTCCACGCAATTCCGCTGCATCACTTCGCTGAACTATTCCGCTGCGTTGCCTTGCATTGCTTTGCCTTGCCTAGCTATGCCGTCGCTAGTCTCTGCTTTTCGCGACCATGCCGCCGCGAAACACCGCCTTGCCAAACCATTGCGTTACCTTTCAATGCTATACAGTTCACATCATTGCTGTTCCGGCGCCTTTCTATATAATTTATTTCAGTGCCGTTGCGCCTCGCGGCATATCCCTTCCACGCCATGCCGTTGCTCGTCAACGCTGTTCCCGGCGAAGCCATTCCGTTGCGTTCCGTCTCTGCACTATTCCTTCGCGCGTTACTCGATTTCCTCCCAGCGGAATCTGCCTTTTCCACTGTTTCGCCACTGGCCGATGCCGGAGAAGCGTCCATAATCCAGCCAGTCGCGCACAACGTCGATATGGTCGTCGCACAGGCATACCACCGTAAACTCGCACGTTGCCCCGGCGGGAATTTCCTCGCTCATTGCAAGGCTGACGCGCTCGCCCTGCGCCGTTTGCGCTCTCAGCGGGCGCTGGCACTCCTTGATCTCACCGTCAAAGAGAATTGGGATGATGCGCGGCTCGGGGAAAATTAGCTTGTCGATTTCCTTCTTGTAAGCCTTAATTTTGCTGCTGGACGAATCCTTGACCTTGCGCAGACCGCCGCAGGTGTCCTTGAAAAAGCCCTTGATCTGGTAGTCGTACAAAAACGGCGTGCCGTCGTCCAGTCGCGGGAAAATGGTCATGGACTTCTCGGCCACCGCATCCGCCCCCAGCGCTGCCACCTCGTCCTCCACGCTCGCCGCATCTGGCGCGTGGCTGCCGATAAACTCACGGTAAATATCAGGGTTCGCGGGGCTGGTGCCGAGAATCGGCTCGATAAACGTTAATTTAACTTTGAGTTCTTTCATCTTTCATTTCCTCCTGTTGTGTATTAGTTCTCTTCGCTGGATTTCAGCAACGCGTCCACGGTAACGCCGTAGTGCTTTGCCAGCTTCTTGACTTGGCGCGGGTGAGGGCGGCACACGCCCTCTTTCCAGTTTTTGATCGACGTCTGCGATACGTCGATTTCTTTTGCAAGACGGTAATTCGTCTCGCCGCGCTCAGTTTGCAGTCGAGACAGATTTTCAGGGAAACTCAATTCATTAACTCCTTTCTAAGTATTGCCCCCTTTACTTCCCGTGTGGTAAAATGGAGTATTGAAAGGGGGTGAAATTTTGAATCCGTTAAACCAGTTTGCGCTTACTACCGCGAAAGAAATTGTTGTTGCCAAAATGGAAAACTCTGCGGTAAGGGCGAATAAGGACGGCGGCAAAGACGTTGCCGATTTTTTCGAGGAAATCTATAACCGCGTCTTAGCTTTATCCAAATCTGATCACTAACCGCGTTCCAGATTCACCAATGTCTGCGCGGCTGCTGCGAGGGCTAGCATCCCTTCGGCGGTCGCGCAGCCGTCTTTTGCCCATTTTTCAACGGCCTCGATCAGCGCCATTTCGAGGCGTTTCTCAACCTCGTTCACTTTTCCACCTCCAAAATTAGAGTATTCTATTGACAAATTGGAGTATTGGTGCTACTCTAAGTTTTGCTACAAACATTGATTCGCGCCAGCTCGATTTGTCGGGGTGGTTCGGTCTTTTATTGCCTATCCACGGTCTTAATTATACTAAATAATTGAGTATATGTCAATAAATGATTGCGTATCATTGTACACAATAATAGAGGTCAATATTTATGGCATTTACCGAAAATCTAAACTATTGCATGACCCAAAAGGACTATTCTGCTTATCGCCTATCTAAAATAATTGGGTCAACGAACCAAGCTGTGTTAAACTGGCAAGCCGGAAAAGCTATCCCTCATGTAAAAACCCGCCAGAAGATCGCCGACCATTTCGGCATCACCCTTGCCGAGCTGGACGGAGACGAGCTTCCCGTCCTGCCGGAAAATGGCGCAAAAAAAGCCCCCGATCCGAAGATCGAGGGCGAAGGCTTAAGTGCTACCGTTCAAGAGCTGTTTGATTTTATCGACACGGCGACAGACACCGAGTTGAATGAGTTGTTGCGCTATGCGCAGTTTTTGATGAGTAAGCGATGAATGATTGGATGAAGGACGGGTTTGAGACCTGCCATATCAGCGAAAAAGATTCCGCAGCCGGACAGCTCAAGAAATTAGAAGAAAAGCGCATCGATGAGCTTCGCCAATATGTTGCCTACCAACAGGCCGAGAATGACCGGAAGGAGAGA